GTCTTGTATGTTTGTCTTTAATTCTGTGTAGTTCATGTAATAGTTACCGTAACTTGTCCAACCTCACCCGTAGCTACTAGGGCGTTGGATGCTAATGAATCTGAAGGGCCGCCTACTGGATTGTATCCCCACTGAATACCACGTGCGCTAACCTTAGCGCCTACCCCAAGACTTCTATCAGGGCGCGCGTCTCGCAACGCTTGTGGGTCATATACAGGAAACTCCCCTAATTTGTTTTGTGGGTGATCTGCATCCCAATACTCAGGACATGCCTTTATCCCTGTCTTAACTCCTTTACGGTATACATCCTTTAACTCACTGAGTTTTGTTCTCTTCCCAGATAGGTCACAGAACCCGAATGCCTTCTTACCAGCGGCGAACTTAGTCCCCATTACATATATCCTATGCGAGGTACAAACCTAACTGGAGCCTTCTCCCTATCTTCCTGCGCCGCTAAATCAAACTGCTCTTCGTACATAGATTTTAACATGCTTACGCGATCTGTGAGTTCGGGTACCTTCATAGCGATATAGTACGCTAACCCTGCTACTAGGCAAGGGAGGAAACGGAAGTTCATGTCCGCAGTCTCTACACCTGCGCCCGCGTCTTGTACTCTACGTAGGCGGTAGTAGTTTATCTTGTATCCTGCCTTATCTGGTACAGGCCACACGTTGATCTTGGGAGCGTCTCTTAGACGTTCAATAAATATTTGTATTGGTCTACCTTGTGTCAACTTGTTTGGGATAGTGGCATAAGTACTAACACTAATACGGGACAGGTTAAGGTCAGACTGAGTAGATACGCTACCTGCATCCGTTCGTAGTTGATGCTCTAGTAGGTCAATGGTATCGGCGGGGAGTGTGTACTGCGTCTGCCCCTTCACTAGGTCAATGCTACCTTCCTCGATAGTCCACATGTTGATGCCACGGTTCTGCCACTCGATAGTCATTAAGTTCATAGAGCGACGAGCAGTGCGCAGGTCATAGCCAGAACGCATCTCACGTCCAGCTCTCTCCCACGCCTCTTCAGCAATCTCGGTGAAATCCATGTCGAATGCTGTAGTATTTGATGTAGCCATTATTTTCTCCATCCTGACTTAGCTTTTTCTTTAGCTTTCTTAGATAGATCGCCGTAATGGAACAATCTTACACTACTTTTACTATGATTTTTACCTGAGTGAAGAGTTCCGTCAGCCATTTTATGTAGGCCACCCTTATGCTCTTTACCGTCTTTTTTGTAGTGCTTAACATTCATGCCCATATCTACTTCCTCCGTTTGGCGGCGGACACTCTACGTGGCTTACCCGCTGGTTGCCCTAGGCGATTCTTCTCGGCTATCTTACTCTTCTTCTCCGCACTAGACATCTCACCTGAGGTCTTTGGAGTCTTAGATGTCACACGCTTAGAAGGACGGCAGTAAGGGGTTCCCCTACCATCGCCTTTCTTTCTACCACAAGCCTTGCCGGTCTTAACGTCTTTCCAATCTTCCTTGAACCAACGCTTTAGAGACGCACCCTTCTCGGTTTTACGTACTCCACCGCCAGACTTATAGTACCTACGCATTACTTACCCGCCTTCTTCTTTCGGCATTTAGCAATAGCCCCAGACGCGTACGCAGAAGGGAAGACCTTATAGCTGGCCTTCACCTTCTTATAGCACGAATCCTTTACGGTGCCGCCTTTAGCAAACTTCTTGCCCTTAGGGCAGCCGCAAGAGCTTGTTTTATAGTAGCTACGCATTAGCGCATCTTACATACTTTGCCGCCACGTGCCATACCGTAACCGCGAACCTTACCACCAGCCATCTTGTTCTTAGCCGCACGTTGGCCTCGCTTAGGCTTATCAACCTTACCACCAGCCATCATCTTCTTGGCCTTAGCCTTGTCGTTAGCTTTCTTGGCCTTAGAGTCTTCACCAGCAGGCATTCTATTGTACGTACCGAACTTTTTGTCTAGTGCGTCTTGTCGAGCCTTATCTGACGCATTAGGGAGGTTGCCCATAGTGGATTTCTTCGCCTTGGCGTCGTATGCTTTCTTTTGAGCGGGCGTTAGCTTCTTATAGTCCGCTTCTTTCATTGGTTTAAATTTGTCCACAGGACTCTCCATCTGTTTGGCCATTTGCGACCGTGATATAGTCATTAACGCATCTTGCAAGATTTGCTGCGTGCAGCGATGCCATTGCCTCGTACAGTCTTGCCTTTGCTGTACTTCTTAGCCATACCACCAGCCATCATCTTGCGAGTCTTACCAGTCTTCTTATTCATGTAGTCTCGTAAGCTCTCGCCCGGCTTCAGGTCTTCTTTATATACTGCCGCCATCTTCTTGCCGTTCTGACTGTAGTACAAAGAACCAGCTTTCTTAGCCTGTGCGATAGTCTTATATTGATTCCAATCGCCACCTTTGTTAGCTGTTTTAGCAGAGCTACTGGCAGCGCTACCTGTACTTGCTGACTTAGAAGAACCAGCTTGTTTCGCGCGTGCGTCTGCGGCGCGCTTTGCTGATTTAGCCGTCTGCTGCTTGGCATAATCGCTCTGAGCTTTCGTAGGAGCGCCTTGTGGGTTTGGCCCTGCTTGCTTCTTACGTACGCCTGAGCCACCCATATCAGCCATAGTGCGCTGGCGCTTGACCGCAGTTGTAGGGGATTTTTTATCCTCTGACTTGTCCGCCGTAGGTATTGCCATTGGGGCTACTGTTGCAGCGGTTAAGCCACGTAGACGTCCACTACGAACGTTCTTTGCGCGCTGCTCGGCGGTAGCCATCTTGCCGGTACCTTTCTGCTTTAGTCCGTAGCCGCGACCACGATTCATAGTAGAAGTACCTTTTACAGTTTCTAAGCCTTTCTTAGAGCCTAGTCTAGACGATACGCCTTTTTCAGCAGCTTGCGCTTTCTTTACTGCTGCCTTACCATATTTTTTGATTGCCTTTGATACGCCCATTCGGCCTATCGCGGCTAAAATTGCGGGAATTGCCATTTTAACATCTCCAGCGCTTACGCGCTTGTCTTAATCTTGAGTTAGGGTCTTTCGCTGCTTTTGGAAACTTCTTCATCTGCCCTGCGGAACGTGCGCAGTAAGACTTACGTCTAGATGCGCGTTTTCCTGTAGGCTTGTCTTCCGTCACAGCCGTTTTTAATTTACTGCCGGGGTTATTCTTTCGGTATTTAGCTACACCTTTAGCGGTCATACCCGCACCGGACTTAGTAGGACGTTTGTCGCCGCTCTTCTGGCTCATCCCCTTCATACCGGTGCCGACCATCTCACCTTTTTTATAGTACCTTCTCATGAGGTAAAAAACGTCATAGCAGTAATGTTGGCCTTAGAATGTACGTATACATCATTCTCAAACCGTATGCCATTGCCCGGAATGTTTACTGAGTGCGTATCCGTGGGGGTGAACGTAATATCCAACAGAGTAGGCCCGCCTTGGCCGTCCTTCAGAGTAATCCTAGGGTTACCGCTACCGGCAGACTTAACCTGTAGTTGTCGCAACCTCGCGGGCCTAGCGCCGGCAGGATCTATGGAACCAACGGCCTGTCTCCTTGTGGCTTTTACATCTACTTTCTGAGTCATACCACTCTCCTAAGATAGAAATAAAGTCACTGCTTCGAGGGCAGTAAACGTAGATACATAGATGGAGTCCGTAAACCGAATACCGTCCGCAGGGATGTTTACCGAGTGAGTATCACTAGTAGTAAAATCTATGTCTAATAGAGTGGCGCCGCCATTACCATCAGTTAAGGTAAGTCTTGGGTTGCCACTACTAGAGGTAAACACCTCAACCTGCCGAAGGCGTGCGGGGCCAGCAAAAGTTAAGACCCCGGTACTGTTTTTGCGGATAGCAAATACATCTGAGCTAGACATACTCTACTCCTTATGTGTTAGAGTTATCTGCGCCTTCAGCCTGCAAGTACTCAACAACTAACGTACCAATACCTGTACCAGTGTTAGTGTTAGTAACAACAAGACGTACATCAGAAGTACCTACGTTGAGCCAAGATTTGTTCCGAGGAACAGAAGTACCGGGCGAGACTTCCATTAGGCCAATAGTACCGCCAGCTTGGTTAGTAGGAGAGAAAGTATCGCCCGCAGCAGTGTCGCCAATACCAAAAGTAGAAGCAGCGCCGTTCCAAACTGTAGTGCGGAACACATACATTCTGGTGATTAGAGAGTTAGCAGGAATAACGATGTCAGTGGTATAAGTAGTAGCAGTCTGCTTAATTACTCCAGTCTGTATTAGACTAGTTGAACCTACGTTACGCAGTTCACCGACAGTAGTGCCAGTAGTGTTTTGGATTGTTCCGGCCTTGATTGGGCCTGAAAATGTAGTTTGTCCCATAATAGTTCTCACATGTGAGTTATGGCATATCTGTCTACATGTCGTCAGTCGGGTCTGTCAGATACGCCGAAAATTTTTTCCCGAGCTACCAACATACCACAACGCGTTACTTTACGTCAACCATAAAAAAGGGGGCCGAAGCCCCCTAGTACAACTTATTACTACGCGATTAAGCGCCCGGAGATCCGAAGATGCCCAGTGGATCACTTACGCCGAATGAATAGCGCTCACGAGCCTTGTAACGGCTGTTGCCAGTGTCGAAATCACCGTCCATAGAAGTAGCCATTGGGCTACGAACGAAGTGCTTCAGACCGTTAGGTACGTCAGTAGTTAAGAACCAGTTGTCTGTGTCAGTCAAGTAGTTATTAACAGTGTAACCCTGTGGCACAACACCGTTGCTCTTAATGGCGTTGATGTCGTTGTCAGCAGTGCCTACACGACCTTCAGTTTCCAACAAACGGGTAGCAACGAATTGCAGGTTTGGTGGAATGATCAGCTTCTTAGGCTTAGCAGCGATAAGAAGACCACGCTCGTCAGTCCAGCCAGCGATCTGAATAACAGCAGCTTCCAAAGAAGTTTCGTTAAGATCAGCAGCAACGGTTGGAGTATTAGAGTTTTCACCACCGCCAACCAGCGGGTGATCAGTAGCACAAAGCACTTTACCGTCGCCGTAGGTAGTACCAGCAAAAGCGTTGTTCAGAATATCTGCGCCTTTAACCTGCTTGGTGTAAGCCATCGCACGAGCAAGAGCTTTAGTATAACGAGCAGACAGTGAGTCATACAGGTTATCTTCTACTGCTTCTTCAGTGATAGCGAAACCCATAGCGATGGTTTCGTGAGTGTAACGAGCAGTGAACGCTTCTTGTGCGTTATCATACTCGATTGCTGCACCTTCCTGCTTAGTTGGGGCAGAGCCAAAACCAGACAGTTTAGTTTCTTCTTCAAAAGAACGATCAGAGGTTTCAGTCTCGAAAATCTCTTTGTGCTCTTCACCATATTTTGCGTACTCTAGACCGAACAGTGCGTTCAGGCCGGGTAGCAATTCTTTCAGTAATTGACTTCTTGAAATAGCCATTAGTTATTTCTCCCTTATGCTGTCGCGTTGCCGGTTCCGAACTGGTGGAACGCAGAGTTAAATTTAACGAGGACATCAGTCTTCGCATCGCCAATGGCAGAAGTACCACGAGTGCTGAAGCCAACAATCTTCAAGCCTTTGTCTGCACTATCAGCAGCCGCGCCAAGAGCCATGTTCGACTTACCAGTGGCAGTATTAACACTGGAAGTAGCGCCTTGAGCAACGATTACGATATTCTGACCAAGAGTGGCTTGGGCGAGAGGGCCGTTAGCCTGAGCTTGGAAAGTAACACCCGGATCAGTAACAACATACGCAGTAGCGTTAAGAGTGCCTGAAGGGTAGTACTGAGAGAAGATCAACTGACCTTCAGCGTTGATGTATTCACAACCAACAAAAACACCCAGAGCGCCATTACCAGCAGTGGCACCGAAGTTGTTAGTGTCACCAGCAGCGGAGCCGGTTTTTAGTGATAGTTCAACGTAACCATCTTTTAGAATTACGATAGAGCCGTAGCCAACGTTCTGGGCTTTACCAGCAGGATCGAATAAAAAAGCATCACGGGCGCCCGCGTAGGGAGTCCCATCAGCTTTACGTACGGGAACTAGCCCGTATGGAGTAGCTGTAGTAGCCATTATTATATACCTTATAAAGTTTTAGTTTAGCTACCTTTACCAAAGGTAACTTTCGATTTCCTATCATTGAAGATAGGCATTCTCGGATCATTTTCTCGCATCAGGTTATTGTCCACAGACTGAATCTGAGCCGATGACTGCTGTCTATAGTAGTCATTTCGCTCGTCAACCATTTCTTGTGCCGCCTTACAAAGGATCAGTCCCCCGATTACCACGTTGTCTTTGAACCTTTCGTTTTCAATAGCGACAAGTGTTATCTCTGGGTGATCTGTAGCCTTTACTGGCTCCCAACCTTCACGAATCTTAGATGAGACGTTTGTAGCGTCCGTAGTACCTTGAGAGCTAACTCGAATCCAACGGAATTTATATCCATCTTGCGGTATCGGAGAAGGCAGAACTTCTGGTCTTTTCCACGCAGTTGGACGGATTGTTTTCTCACGAGTTGTTACTTCACGGTTAATTCTATTCTCAGCCATTATACTTTCCTCATCTCTTCAGCAACCTTTTTGGCGTATAGCTCCAGTGGAACTCCGAGTTTCTTAGCGATAGCTACTTGTGTTTGCGTTAGGCGCACCTTTTTGGGTGCTGTGCTCCGCGACGCGGGGGCAACCACATTACTTCTTCGCTTCGACGTCTCAGTCTCTACCGAAACTTCTTCTTCGGCCTCTATCCCGAGTTCTTCGGGGAAGACCTTTTGCATACGGGCGTCTATAGCCTCGTAGTATTCATCACTGCCTGTATCTACACCTTGCTTAACTAGCTTCTGGTGTACACCCATGGCGTAAGCCGTCATCTCATCGTCATCACCAAACCACGTGTTCTCTGAGGCCCATTCTGCGGCTCTAGGGTCAGCGGTTGGTACGTCAACGGTACTTTCCGGTATTTGTACACTACTTCTTTCTCTTTGTAAAGACTCAGTGTCATAATTAGCTATCTTATCGGCACGAATGTTAGCAGTGGTTAGTCGTTCTTGTGCAGCTAGAACCTCTTCTGCGTCACCACCCTCATACGCGGTCTTGTATGCTTTCTTAGCCATCTCTAGCTCGGAAGCAGTACTTTTCTTGGCGTTCTCGATAGCCGTCTTCTTACTATTATACGCTTTATCTTGTAGCCCTTCGTTTTCTTCTAAGAGCTTCTTAGCAAGGCTCTCCAGTTCCTTACGCTCACGCATAGCTTCTTCTTTTGCGCGGCGCTCGTCATGGTAACCCTTACTAAAGTGTTGAATTCTTTTACGTACTTTCTCAGAGTAGTCTTCCAACTCATCATCAGTAACGTCTTCAGGGGGTTTAGAGGCTTTACGCCCACGATCTGCTTTCGGCGTATCGTCGACTACTTCAATCTCTACCTCTTTCTCTTTTTTAGGCTTCTCTTCCTTAGCCTCTACCTCAACTTCTTCCTCTCCTAGCGTTTTAGCACTGGAACCTTCTACCTCAATTTTAGTTTCTTCGTCTCCCTCAGGAAACTCAAACTCTACTTTTTGCATGGTCATAACTTACTCCTTACGCTCGTGTTATTTCACGGGGGTCAGCAACAACGGCTTCAATAGAATCGTCATTCATTAGACGATACTCTAGGCCATCAACTTTAAATCGCGTACCAGTATTAGTACGGAACATTACATAATCGCCAGTCTCACACCAAGCGCCAGAGGGGAAGCGTTCTTTGTCAGCATAGGCACCTTCGCCTAACGCCATAACTCTACCCATAACAGACAGGATGTGTTCATGGTTTTGGTCTTTCGTAGACTTAATAATGCCACTGCTACCGTAGGTTTCATCCACCTCAGGTATGGCAATTAAGACTCTATAGCCCACTGGTTTGGGCAACTTTTCAAGCAACTCACTCTCTACATCACTCAAATCACTCATCATCTTCTTCCAAAAAATTACGCGAAAGGTCTGTTACGTAAGATAAGCTGGACTTTAGACCTCGGATCAAGCCAACTACTTCCCGGTAATCGGCGTAGTCTTTCACTGCGCCCCCACCAAGATGTTCTTCTGCTGCGGAGATTTGCTCCGCGATTTGTTTACTTAGCACGTCAAAGACGGTAGTACCCATGGTTACTCCTTAGGTTTTGTTTTGTTTTACTGAGTCAATAGTAGCCTTGCGCAGTTCTGCGTTCAGCTTTAGGTTGTCTCTCGCCGAATCAGCGTCTAACTTCTCTCCCGCCTTCTTCATGTCGAGTTCCAATTCTGCTCTCTCAAGCTCCAGTTCTGTCTGCTTAGCTTGGATGTCAGCCATTGTCCCTTGGGCCTTAATCTGTAGCTCTTGCTGCTTGAGCTGTGCGTCCGTCTGATCCTTCTGCATCTTACGCTGCTGCTCGGCCTGCTTGACCTGTAGCTCTGCTTGTTGCATCTGAATAAGCGGGTCTTGTTGCTGCTGTTGTGCTTGGGCTTGTGCGGCCTGTTGCTTGTTTTGCTGCATGAGCTGCTGTCCTGCTTTCGAGGCGAGGCGAGAGATACTGACTTCGATCTCTTGCGGCAGTTCTGCGTTTGGTGGTGGTAACTGAGCACCGAGCTTCTCTTCCACTGCTTTACGGTACTTAAATGCCAAGTGTTCAGCCAAGTGAGCCTGTAGGGACGCCATCATCTGCTGTGCCTGTGGGTTCTGGCCTAGGGATTGCATAACCATTGGGTCTTGCATAAACGCTTGGTGCGCAGCGATGTGGGCGTCATGGTCTTGCTCGATAAACGCTTTGATCGGCTTCATGTTAAGGATGTTCATGTTCTCACTGATCGGGTCTGCTGGCTTGACGTCATCCTTAGTTGGGACGATCTTGTCAGCGTTCTTAATGCCCATAACTTCGATCATTTCGCGGTGGAGTACAGGTAGGTCATATATCTGAGGTGCCTGTTGCGACATCTGCAACACTGCCTGATACTGTACTACACGTTGGGCCATTGTGGAGCTGTTAGGGTCACTAACAGGGATCACATCGACCATAGAGTAGTCTTCTCTCTTCGCTGAGTTCTCCCCGCGTGCAGGGATGTACTCGTAGTCCTCTGATGCTTCTTCTGCCATGATACTCTTGAGTAGTTTAAACTCTTGCTTCATAGCGAAGTGAACACGAGACTGCACCGCAGCCATTGGCTTCAGTGTGCGCTCCAGTAAGGCTAGTGTAGTACCCACTGGGGCGTTGGCGCCCATATCAGAGATGTCCATATCAGCGATAGCGCCTAATCTACGGCCTTCTGTAGTGATCTTATCCAAGAGAGCCAAAAGAGTCTGACTAGGCTCTTTATAAGGAAGAGGCATGATGTTGTCACGGATACTACCTGATGGTACGTCCACATCTTTAAACTCACCCGGTTCAATCGGAGAGTCGTCACCTTTAATACGTAAACCACGAGACTTTAAGCCGCCCGGTAGGTTAGAAAGCGTACCAGAGTCCACCAATTGCCGTATAAGCGATGTTCCGGCTTTAGCGTACCCACCTATGATGTGGATCAGTCCAAGGCCGTAGAAGCCAAACCCGGGCACGTACACGTAATGCACGAAGTGTTGGTTCTTCATATTTAGGTCGTCTGACTCGTCCCAGTTACGGCGAATAGCTAGGATTTCTCCAGTACCACGCTCAATAGTAACTACATAAGGCTTAGCGATAGCATCTTCGTCGTCTTCTTCGATAGCCAGATCAGCGTGAATCTCATATAGACAGAAACGGTCATCGTCGGTCATTGAGTAACCGCCTTCTTCTGCCTTACGCTCTTCAATATCTGAGTGGTATGGCTCAGGCTCACCTAGGTCAACATCCATGTAGAATCCTGCCGCCTGTAGCTTCTTGACGTCATTCTCGCTTTTACGCATTACATGGGTGACTCGTTCGGCGGTTTCGATGTTAGACGCTCCATATGGAACGATAACGTCTTCTGCCGGGATATAGAGAGAACACTGACGTCCCATATTAGGGTCGAAGTAAACCTTCTTAAACGCCGATCCTCCCAGTCCTAGGCTATATAGCATTCTTTCGTGCTCTGGACGATACTCAACCATGTTCTCGGTAAGTTCGTAATTCATGTCCGCTCGGACACGTTCACCAGCCTCTACCTTCTCTTTAGTCTCTTTACCTAGAATCTTAATCTTTACAGGGCCAGCGGCGGGGAAAGTCTCGCTCATAGCCTCTGCTTGGAAGCGAATAGCGGCTTCTGACAGCACTGTAGAGTACACACCACAGGCGCCTTCCCAAGGAGAGGTACGTTCTTCAGTCTTGAACCCTAGGACATCTAGCCCTTTAACGTAGGCTGCGGCCCATTCTTTACGGCTCTGCACGTCAGCGTCTACCAGCCCGAGAAGGTTACCAGAGAGCTCTTCTAGCTCGTCTTCTTCCATATCTTCTGCTAGGTTGTCGCCAAACCCGTTTTCACCCTTCATTTCGCCGGGAACAATAGTGATTTCTACAGAACCATCGTCGAGTGTGACCATTTCGGGGTCAACAATCTCGATCTCAAGCTCCTGATCGCCCTCTTCGCCTTCTACTTCTTCTTCGATCCCCGATGGGGCAACGTATATACCTTTCTCAATAGCCATTGTCTTTGCCTTTAGTAATAGCCGCCCCTACGGTTCGACTTAAAATATTTTTGCTCATCTTCTTCATCAGAAGGTAGCCTTATAAACCCGCCCTGCCTGAACCGCATTAGTGCCATAACGGTCGAATCCACCAAATCATCGTTGGACATGAACGGGAATCCAGCGATCTCCTCGATCACTTCCTCACCCCAACGCGTTTGTGGTACCCATACTAATCCAGATTGTACAATATCAGACACAGAGTTTAAACGTGCAAGTTTATCACCTGAGCCTCTATGTGGAGTAAATTCAGACACAGGTAGCCCCATACGGCGCATTTCTTGGTATAACGCGGTACCAGAGCTCTTTTTCTCTACAATAAACGCGTCAGGTTCCCAATCTTGGTACTCTTCTAGGGCCATTTCCTTCAATTCAGGAAATTCTAAGCGTTTCTTAATACTATTTAGTAATATAATGTTGTACGCGCCCTCTTCCTCGTTGAGGAATACCCCCCAAGTGGTTAGCGCAGTGAAATCGGCACGGTTATGCTTCTCCGCCGCCGAGTCAAGGCTCATTATGATGTATTCACAGGCGGGAGCGTTTTCAGACTCCCATATTCTCCACCATTCGCGTTTTACTACCGCAGCTTCTTCGGCGGTGGGCTGTTGTTGGTACTGAGCGTTCCACTGATACGTAGGCATCGACGCTTTGGTACGTCCTAGTGCCTCAAGGTCAAAAAACTCAGGCCACAGGGGTTTTTCAGTGATTTCACCCGTGTCATTCTCTATTTCTAGGATTGCGGGGAACTCTACGACCTCAAATTGGTCAGATCGCTCGTTATTCTTCATATCCTTGACTACACGGCCCGTCAAATCGTCCATGTGCCACCTAGTTTGGATAATAGCGACACTACCACCGGGCATAAGTCGAGTACGAGCACCAAATGTGTACCATTCGTATGCTTTCTCGAACACAATGAAGTTTCCGTTGATCACATCTTGCTCAGAGTGCGGATCATCCACCAATAACAGGTGAGCACCACGACCAGCGAGTGCAGAACCTACACCACACGCATAATACTCTCCACCTTGGTTGGTATTCCAACGTCCGGCAGACTTAGAGTCCTTTGCGAGCTGTACAGTAGGGAAAATAGCTTGGAATTTGGGGTCAGAGATCAGATTTCGCACCTTTCGACCAAAATCTACCGCGAGATCGGTCGTATGCGACACCATCATCACTTTTTTGTCTGGATTACGGCCTAGATACCACGCGGGGAAGAAAATGGACACTAATTGAGACTTACCATGTCTCGGAGGGATGTTTACGCACACACGATCCTTATCTCCACGCTCAACACCCATTAGCATGTCTGCTAGTATGCGATGGTGCTTACCAACAATGAAATCGGACATCATATGCTGACAAAAAGCGATTAAATCGTCATATGCGGCCTTTATGTCGGCCTTATCAGCAATCGCATCCACTAATTTATGGATTTCGAGCACTTCTTCATCAGAAAACGAGTCTATATTGTCCAACATGTGCTGGATCTCGCCTTCCGAGAAAGTTTCACTCATTTATAGTGTATCCAGACTCAGTTACCATCACTACACGCGCCCCACACGACAAAATCGGCTTGTCATCGGTACTTTGTAGCACTTGACACGGCCCATCTATTGTGACAGACCGACAATATTGGTTCTCTCTACCTGTTTTTACGGTAATTACCGGCTCGTTAGTCCCATTTTTCAGGTTGGCACGGATTTTATGCTGATTTACATGAATATAAGTCTTAGTCATCGTCATAAACCTCATCGTCGGCGTCTACTAACGTGCCTAATTCGGCGTCTAAGTCCATATCTGCGTCTAACACGCCAGATTCGACAGTTTCTAGGATAGCCGGTTGTGGATTTACTAGTTTTTCGAGCTTTTGGCGTAGTTTCTGCTTCAGCTCATCACTAGTCTGGTGGGTAACTGTCACTTCTGTCTTCTCTGCGAACAGTCCTACGTCCGAAATCTTACCCAGTAGCTCTAATGCACGTAGTCGTACCTTAGCGTCAGGGTTCTCAGTCTCTAAAAGTAGCTTGTTGGTCACCAGATGTCGCACATGGGTAGCAGACTGCACGACAGATTGACCAAATTCAGTCAAGATGTTGTTAGTAAGCACCAGAGAGGCCGGTGTCAGGGTAGATAATTTGTTTTGTGTTGCCTTTTTGGACGTCTTTTCCGGGTCGTCAGCATACGCAACCGCTAATTTAGCCGCTACGTCTTCATCTTCCTTGGTTGGCTTAACTTTTAAGCCCTTTTTCGCCAGCTTCTTAGCCGTCTTACTCGCAGCCTGCACTTTTAGTGTTAAATCTATGGCAGGATCGTTGTCTTTCAGCGGAACCCCGACTTCTGGTTCGATATTTATAGTCATATTGTATGCGCAGTTGTTAAACCGGAACTGCATACTCGCAGCTTGGTAGGGTAGTGTCAAGGGGTATCAAGGAGGTAAACATAGATATATACCATTTATGGTATAGAGTATATAAATATGTATCATTTTTAATCATATATGAGTGCTTATATACTGCACATACAAAGCGGAAGAAGTATAATGCCGCTCCATTTTTAGCCTGACCCCACTTAATCTGACCCCTAACTATAATTTACTGGAGTAACCCGTGTTCATTTGGTCTACCGTTTTCATCCTGTCTGCCTGTGCAGTCGTCCTACTTGGCCTCGTTGCCATCGCTTGCGAAGAACCCTTTAAGTAACTCGATACCTTCCGCTTGCTTAGCGGTCGTAAACGTCCTTGGTGTAATTTGTTTAGACTTTCTTTTGCCTACCTGCTCTGCGGTCTCTACTACGAATCGCTCTTGGTCGAGTGCCAAGTATATAGTGAAGTCCGCTTTCTTGGTGGTAGCGAGACAAAATCCATACACCCATCTAGACAGTCCGCCCTTGACTCGGGAATCTTTTCTGCGAAAGGGAGTCGTCGCCGATTTCACCTGCACGGTAAACATCTTACCATTCTCTAACTGACACCAAAGGTCTGTGCCCTGTAGGTCAACATGGTGGCACTCAATGCCGTTCTTTTCTAGCACATAAGCGATATAAAACTCGCCTGCGCGTCCTGCTTGATTAGAATCCATTCTGTACAGTACAAAAAATTTTTTGCATATGCAATTCTAAATAAGGGTGGGGGGGTCTCTTATATAGAGGGGGTGGGGTCGGTTTTGAGGAAAACAGTAAGGTTTCGAGAAAAAACCAAATTATTTGTGAAAATTGATATACATAGACCGGCGCGCGCGATATGTGACAGACGCGGGGTAGGGGGTGGGTAGGGTCGATCAGACCCCCCTGATCGGATTTGATGTGTTTAGGTACTATACGAAACGCGTTACTGTTATATAATGGCTACGTATCCAAGGCAATCATGCTGAGGAGCATATTAAAGAGAATATATATCATGAACAAATTAACTGTTAAAGCTAAAACTGAACTACTGTCTACTTCTATTAACGCATTCAATAATGCAGAGGAGGCAACCGCTATTGTATGGGCTAAGTACGACGCGTTGACGGCGGCGGGTATTGAGCCATCTTACTTTGCCCCATACTTCAAGAAGGGCGGCAAGAATGCTACATTGAACGAGGAATGCACAGCTTCAAAGGAGCAGGCCGAGGCGATTGTCGCGGAGTTTCTATATCACCATAAGGACCGGGACACGATCGTCGCATTCAAGGCCATGACCAAAGAAGAGATGGGCGATAAGACAGTGAACGAGCTTAAGAAATTAAAGCAGATAGCGGACCGCCCCGGACAGAAACAGCGAGACTTCAGGAAAGCATTTCAGGCTCACGTAAACAGAGCTGAGAACGCGGCCCTCAAAGAGAAGGCTAAGAATGATCCCGAAGCGGCAAAGGAGTTAGATGAAAAATTAGACAGCGACTTCAAGGCCAAGCAATTGAAAGCATTGTCTGCCAGTGCTAAGCAGGCCAAGGACAAATTGTCTGAAGATGAATACTCTCAAGTGAACGCGGCTTATAAGACGCTTGTAGCATTCTATAACTCTTAATCAATCAACGGCCAAGGACGGCCTCACTTACCGGAGCTACCCAATGGATAACTTAATCACTGGAATATTATTTACTGCATTATGCCTATGCGCATTTGGCGTGACTATGCTGAGACTTGAATCTGCTTTTTAACTCCCCTAACTTTTAGCCCGCTTCGGCGGGCTTTTTTTTCGTCCTGAAAAAAGTCAATCCCCAACCCCTCACAGAGACCAGTTCCCTTCGTAGCACAGCGTGTCATGGCGGGCATATTGCAACCCGATTCGGCGGGGCGTTGTATGACGCGTTACAGACCTAAGACCAGTTCCCTGCGAAGCGGTGCGTGTCGTGGTTTTGCGCCTTTTTCGATCAGACCCCTCTGATCGGTTTGTAATGTTCCATCTAATGTTCTCGTCTGTAGCCCGCATAGGCTCTACATTGTTCCATTTTTGCAGGGGTAATGTTCCAAAAAAGGGGGGTAATGTTCCGTTTTTTTTAGCGCGGGGGAACATTATAGTTTTGTGGCTAAACGTGGCTAAACGTGGCGGGGAGTCGGCAGACGTTACATGGTCAAACTATCTAAATGTATCTAATTATATCTATTTATAAATATAGTATTGTAATGTTCCGTTTTGAAAAAAGTGTATACCCTGTGGGGCTTACCTACCCAATGTTCCATTTTCCTCATTCCAAAATAATATCGACCTACTTTTTCCCTAAAAAAAGAACATTAGAACATTCCTTATATATCAAGGACTTACCGACCACCATGTGAGAACATTACAGTACATTACAGTACATTACACCTTTAGCCACCACCCACCACCGATCACCACGCCTTACAACATTACTCACCCACGGGTAAAGAGAATACCACCTTTTGATACGTCTCCCCACAGTTTGACAAACAAGCCAACCTTTGCTATAATACCAACTCAAGACACAGAAACGTGTTTTGGATAGCCGATCAGACCCCTCTGATCGAAACACTTTGATTTATTACATTGAGGATATACACATGATCAACGATTTAGATGCGCAACTGCGCGATATGTTTGCCATTCACCGCGACCTGTTTGATGAGCAGGAAGCGCAACTTAAAGCCCGAACCGAGATGCGATCAGACCCCTCTGATCGGAACAGTGTGCAGAGACAGTACGAACGTATGGGCAAGTATGCCTCAAACCTACACCGCGCACGTGTGCGTTCCAACCGAGGGAGTGACCTGTAATGAGTTACCCAACCCAACGCGAAAAGCTAGTAGCTGAGGTAGTTGAGCAGATACTTGCTGATGTTGAGAGTGGTGACCTGACCGCAGTGTATGAGCTGTTGTCGTTTATCCAGTCACCTACCTTATATAAGTACTTAGAAGAAGGAGATATGTAATGAGTATGGTCATCGTATCACTGGGTCGCTTAGACCTAGGCAACAATTACTCTATGGATCGCTACATCGACGCGCTATCCGCTACCCAAGTAGATCGCATCTACGCTAAGGAGTGGGAGTTAGACAGTGATGTGCGCCTGATAGCACGTGGTAACTTTGGCACTGTGCGCCTAGATACGTGTGGCAATGACCTGAGTGATTACCTTCGGCACTGGCATCAGAACTACGCCTGTGTTACTGACGCAAACTTTACTAATCCGATCAGACCCCTCTGATCGACAACCTGAGGATATACAGATGAGCAATACAAACCAAGCACCAAACGTTGAAGTACCAAGCCTAGCATCATGCGCTATGCTAGTTGAGTTGAAGATCAGTCAGTGGACTGCGCGTAAGAAAGACAACGCCGCGTCGAGAGAGCTGACCTACAACAAGAACGCCGCCAAGCGTGCGGCAACTGTGAACAAGTCGCTGTGTGATTGTGAGGAGCTGACAGCCATCAAGAAGTTTACCGCCGCTGTACGCCAAACGCATTACAGTAGCACAGTACCTTGGTCTGACTCCGGGCTACGTCTGTTGTCTACCGCTAACTACTTTGAGTACAACAAGGATATGACCGGACTGCAACAAGAGTTCGACAAACTAGTTGAAGCGTTTACCACCAAGTATGAGTGGATACGTGTGGGTGAGCAAGCACGCATGGGTGACCTGTGGTGTGAGTCTGACTACCCGACCGCCGCGCAGGTGGCAGACAAGTTCGCGCTACGCATCAACTATATTGGTGTACCGGAAGCAGGTGACCTACGTGTTGACCTACCCGCCGATCAGTTCGATGCTGTCAAGCAACACTACCAGAAGTTCTACGCCGACCAAGTTGAGGGTATAGCTAATGACGTGTACAAACGTGTTCACACTGTCGTGTCTGCCATATCCGAAAGACTGTCCGAACCTACGGACGATGACTACGTAAACAAGCGAGGGTTCAAGTCGTTTAAGTCAAGCCTAGTTACGAATGCCCTCGATTTGCTACCGATCATGTCCAAGTGTAATATCACTGGTGACAGTAAGATCGAAGCTATGCGTACCAAACTCGAAGATGCACTGCGTGGTGTGACGTATGAGTCACTGTCGCACAACCATGCCCAACGTGCTAGTACCAAGAAAGCGGCTGACGATATTCTAGCCAACCTACCATCACTGGACTTCTAGTGGGTAGCCAAGTGGTTGTAAGGGTGCGCAACTTCAAGCGTACCCGATGCCATAGTAAGACCCGAAGAACCGAGCGTGGGCGTATTGCCCGCGTAGAATACACATCAATTTATTACATAAACCCGATCAGACCCATCTGATCCACATTTGAGGATACACACATGAAAAACTTATATGCATTATCGCTAGACCAAGCCGTCAACCTAGTAGCTACTGTTGGCGCACAACGCACTGTATTACTACAAGGTCACATGGGCTGTGGTAAGTCGTCTACGCTAGACACACTAGCTGAGATGTTCCCTGACCACCACCCTGTATACTTTGACTGTACCACCAAGGATCTGGGTGACATTAGTATTCCCTCACTCAATACAGATGAGGGCTACGTCAAGTACCTACCCAATGAGGAGTTCGGGCTACACCTAGGCAAGCCTGTGATACTGATGGTCGATGAGTTCGGCAAGGCTAACCCCGCTGTCAAGAACGCGTTACTGCGTGACATGCTAGAACGCAACCGATTCCCTGAGGGTAGTATTGTGTACGCGACTACCAACCTAGCCGGTGAGGGTGTGGGTGACTTGTTACCACCACATGCACGCAACCGTATCATCACTGTTGAGATCGCCAAGCCTACCGCTGAGGCTATGCTAGAGTATGGTGTCAATGATGGTTGGGACTTAGGTGTACTGGGATTCATCAAGGACTTCCCGCAGGTGCTACAGTCATACCAAGAAGTGCCTAACCCTGAGGATAACCCTTACATCTTCCACCCCAAACAACAACGCGCCGCCTTTGTTACCCCACGTACGTTACACATAGCCAGTGACATGTTGAAGATGCGCGACTCTCTCGATGATGTAACAGCACAAGCCGCACTGACTGGGTGTATTGGGCAACGCGCCGCCGCTGACCTGATGTCGTTTGTGAAGCTCGCTGACCAACTACCATCACTCGAATCTATCAAGCAAGACCCTGACAACGCCAAGATACCTACGTCTGCGTCTGCTGTGTGTATGGTGGTGTATCGCGCGATGTCTCTGATCGACAGGGACTGGGTTGATGCGTGGATGCGGTACATGGTGCGCCTCGATGGTAGTGCGCAGGGTTTGTTTGTCAACGGTACTGTGCGTAGTGCCAAGTACAACCAAGACAAGAAGAACGTACTTGTTACCGATGCGCGTTTCACTAAGTGGTGTACTGAGAACGGCTACATGTTTGCCGCCGACAAGGTATAGGAGATTACTATGTTCAATCAACTAACAGCCGAGCAACGCATTGAGAAAGCGGTGGTTGCTATTATGGAACACCCTCGCTACATGGCACTAGCAGGTGTGTTGATGATCGGTGACAAGACTGTGCATGATGACATACCAACAGCGTGTACCAATGGGCGTGATGTAATGTTTGGTCGCGCCTTTGTTGACTCACTGACCGATGCCGAATTGCGCGGGTTGATACTGCACGAGGAAGAAGGTCACAAGCTATACAGACACCTTACCACGTGGCGATGGATGTATGAGAAAGACCCTGAGGTTGCCAACATCGCGTGTGACTACGTTATCAACATCAAGATATACGATGACAATGCACGCGATGGTTTTGCCAAGCTCCCTGAGTGTGGGTTACTCGACGAGAAGTACCGAGGCATGGACGAGGCGCAGGTGTTCAACTTGCTGTATGAGGAGAAAGACCGATCAGACCCCTCTGATCCAAATGACGATAATGACGGCGAACCCTCTGATGGTGACGGCGGGACTGGTATCCCGATGGACAGCCACGACTGGGAAGGGGCTAAGGAAATGTCTCAAGACGAGCAAGATCAACTCGAACGTGATGTAGACGAGGCGATTCGACAAGGTGCTATGGCGGCAGGTAAGATGTCTGGCGGTGAAGCGCGTGGGTTCGATGACCTACTCAAGCCACAGGTTGACTGGCGTGAGGTACTACGTGAGTTTATCCAGAACACGTGTGCAGGTAATGACTACGCTACGTATGCCCGACCCAATCGCCGACTGATGTCGCAGGGTATCATCATGCCTAGTGGTGTGAGTGAGCAGGTGGGTGAGCTGATCGACGCAATCGACACGTCCGGCTCTATCGGACAGGGTGAGCTGAACGCGTTTATGTCAGAGGTCAAGGCTATCTGCGATACAGTCAAGCCCGACAAGCTACGCCAATTGTACTGGGGTAGTAGGGTTGTGCGTGACGAGTCGTATGACATGCACGAGCTAGACGACATGCTCAAGACTACCAAGCCTGTTGGTGGTGGCGGCACTGATGTGAACTGTGTCACTGAGTATATGACCGAGCATTCCATCAAGCCCCAAGCTGTTATTGTTCTGACTGATGGCGAACTGTACAACGGTTGGGGTGAGTGGTCATGCCCTGTACTCTGGGTGATACTCGACAACGAACGCGCTGTACCCACTAACGGCAAATGCCTACACATCAACTCAAGGGAGTTAAGATAATGACTAACAACTATGGGCGACACCCAATGCTAGAAGACCCCGCTGACTTTCAATCAAGCGAAGAACTACGTATGGATTGGAAGGATGCAGTCAATACCATTGATGACCTAGTAGGTTTCTATGGTGACTACATGAAGGAGTACCCTACCACGTCTGAGATAGACAGGCAGGACTACGAAGCAGTGCAACGTGCATGGGCACGAATCAAACAAGGCTAACCGATCAGACCCATCTGATCGAACAACGAGGATATTATCATGGCTAAATATGTATACAATATGGAAACATTCCGCGAAGTAGAACGCAACTACGACAACACCAAACCCATACGTGGTAAGGGCAAGAACGCAGGTAAGGTACCCATCGGGTGTCGTACTCGCCCCCACGAGGAGATAGTCAAGGTCAACGACAACTGCTATGCACTGTACGATGAAACGTTCTGGTGGTGGAGAGAACACCGAGAGAAGTGGGCTGAGCATGGGCAAGCCGCAGTACTGTGGACACGTGACCCCAAGAAGAACACTGAGTCTGTACGCATACGCAACTGTGGTGTAGGTACGAACGCGTTTTGCAGAACGGAATTCCTATACCACTTTCAACCTCGCTCCCTTATTATTGCTCCTGCGGGTTCTGGGCACTACGCCATACGTACTGGGGGTGAGGAATACTATCTACCCAAGAACGTCATGTGTTTAGATGACAATGGAGCGTACCTAAACCAAGACCATTATACGGAATACGATGGTATGGACGTTACGTTTACACGCTCCATAGGCGATCGTGCGTGGACACTGACAAGTAAGCGACACTTCAAACCTCGCCCTAGAGTGAACAAGGAGTTGAAGGAGCAGTACAAGCAGGGCATCGGGCAGACACGTGACTGGATGTGGTCATTGGCTATGGTGCTACAGAACACGTTGACATGGAAGACATGTAGCGATGCGAAGTATGCTCTTGAGGCGCGGAGTGCTAGTGACATACGTGGGATTATAGATGACCCCGATCACCCAATGCGGTCTACACTTGCCACACACATACTAGGGAACGTGTACTTCAACCTTGCAGGGGGGTACGTCAATGGGTGGGGTAATGATAACGCCATACAGATTGTGGATCACCCCGCACGATTCAGAGCATCGTTTAACCGACAGGTGAACTACCTGTGTAAGTTTTCAGAGATCAAAGAGGTAGAGGCATAACATGAAGAAGATAAAAATACCCACGACACCTAACTCAGACGCGCGTAAGCATGTGCAACGCCGAACCGCCTTCGAGGGTACTAACTTGTTTGCGGTACGTAAGAAGATAGGTAGTGACTACCGCTATGTGGTGTACGCCTTCGGTACGCACTGGCCTATCTTTGTATTCGAGAAGGGGGTCTGGTATCAGAATGTCACCGCCAAACCCTACGATTCACGTATCGTCCAAAAGATGATGGATCAGATACACCCACTCAAAGAGACAACCAAGATGGATGTCAAAACATTACGTCGGGTAGCAGTCGACGGAGCTAACGTACTGAAAGAGGTTACACTATGAAC